TCGGCCTGTCGGCTTGTGAGGACGAAGTGGACACGGCCTGCACGCTCGATGCGGCCTATGCAGAGATCGGCTTCGGCTCCATCGGCTCGGGTACTACGGGCCTGNGAACCTCGAACGTGCGCGCCAGGGTCGGGACGCTTGCTAACACCTCCACCGGGGACACCTTCGACATCACNGGNCTGNNNTCAGGCTGAGNNNGCGACGATCCTNGTGCGNCTCGAGGAAGCTCCGCTCGGGGTGCTCCCCTCTCTGGTCATGCCGGCCTACCTAGCGCCGACCTGGAACGAGCCGTACTGATGAGTCAGTTTCGGCGCTGGCCCACCCCGTCCTACCAAACGCCGGGACGCAGGCGCGTCACGATTAAGGTTCAGGGGCTTACGCCCTCTGTTCCCACGACCAAGGAGCTCGAAGTTGTGGTCGCTGGAACGGGAGCCCTTGCTTCTAACTTCGTTCGCAACCAGCGCGTAGTCGCTACTGCTATCGCCGGACTGGGCGCGGTAGCTCCAAACTTCGTCCGCAACCAGCGTGTCCTCGCGGCCACAGTAGCGGGCACGGGGGCTGTCTCCGTACCGTACCTGGCTCGCACCCGACCCTTCAATGTCACGATCGCGGGCCTTGGCACGGTGAGCCCCACTCTCGCTCTGGTCAAGCTGCTCGACGTCGTGATCGCAGGTCTCGGCGCGCTCTCGGCGAACTTCGTTCGTCAGAACCGGGTGCTGGATACGACGGTTGCGGGCACCGGCACCGTCGCCCCTAACTTCGTCAGAGACAAGCGAGTTGTGGCTGCGACCATCGCCGGGACGGGCACGGTTACTGCAGCAAACTCGGTTACGCGTTCCATTGGCGCAGTCATCTCTGGCACGTCGACCGTAAGTGCCGCTGTCTCGGTCACGCGCTCGATCGCTGCTTTGATCGCTGGGCAGGGCTCGCTGGTCGCTGTCTACGTTTGCAACCAGCGGGTTCTGAACGTGGCGATCAGTGGTCTTGGCAGCGTTGTCGCTGACATCACGGTTACGGGAAGCGCGGCCGTCAAGAGATTCAGAACCCTTATGGGGATCGGAGAGTAGATGGCAACACTCGCTGACTTTCGGACTCGCGTTGCCTCGAAGCTGGGATTGGACAACTCGGCGGGTTCTGCGGAGCAGCTTCTCACGGATTCCTGGTGCAACGAAGCCGTCGTAGAGATCCTCCTGCGTACACAGTGTACGGTCGAGACGGGCGAGATGGCGACCACGGTGGGCGTGTGGGATTACCAGCTCTCGACCAACATCCTCGCCATGCGGGACATCTGGCGCGAGGACGCGAACGGACGGATCGACCCCGTGATCCGGCTCTCCGAGCAGGAGATTCTCGACCTGCATCGCTCGTCCACGTCCTCGAGCGCTGCTTTCACCAAGTACGCGACGAGCGGGGCGAACCTGCTTCTTATCTGGCCGACTCCTACGGCTGTCTACACGCTTGATTTGCTCTACGTCCCACGTCCTACGGTCATGTCGAGTGGGTCGCATGATCCTTCGACCCTGACCTACGGGCGCATCCCGACCGAGTTCCACAAGGCGATCGAGTATTACGCGCTCTGGCAGGGAGCCGAGTACGACGAGAACCGGGGATCGCAGGGCGGCGAGCGCTATCGGACGCTGTTCGAGAACTACCTTGCCCAGGTCATCCGGCCTGCGATGAAGCGCAAGGGCGGTGTGGACATGCCGCAGGTGCGGCGTGGCTCCTGGCGCTCGAAGCGCCTGCTCGCACGCGAGAACGACCGTTACCCGGTCTAGATGGCGCAGATAACCCCGATCCAGAACTCGTGGATCAACGGCGTAAAGCGCGACTTCCCGCGCGACCAGATGCCTCCGCACACGGCTTGGAACGCGGTCGATTTGATTCTCAACTACGGTGCTCCGCTCAGGCAGCGCGGGGGTTGGGCGCACTTCTCGCAGGACATCGCCTCCGTTACCGCCACCGCCTCCTACGTCCGGGGTGGCTTGTACGCGATCTACGCGACCTCGGCGGGAGGGGCGAACGCACGCAACATTGCGCTCGATGAGGATGGCCTTCTCTACAACGTGACGACGGCAGGAGCGGCGACTCTGATCGGGACTGCGCTCACTGTCAAGCAGAATCCCGTGTTCCACGGGGGCACGGCGGCTTCGGGCGGGACGACTGTCTACTCCGGGCTTGCGATCATCCCAGACGGCACGGGGGCTGCTGTGCCTAAGAAATACGATGGCACGACGCTCTCCAACCTCGGGGGTTCGCCGCCGCAAGCACGCTACGCGAGCATCTACAAGGACTTCACCTGTCTCGGGAACGGGAAGATCTCGACGACCGAGTACCCGAACAGGGTGTGGTTCTCGCCAGATGGGGACCCCGACGTCGCAGTCTCGGGTGCAGTCACCGCTTGGGACGTGACCGATTCCTGGATCGACTTCTCGCAGCCGGTCAAGGGTTTCGGCGCGACTAAGAACGCGCTGCTCGTCTTCGGTGACTCGCAACTCGCACGTATCCGGGGCTCGACGCCTCCTCCCGACGAGGACATGGTGGTCGACGATCCCCTTTTCCAGGTAGGACTGCTCGACGCCTTCTCGATCGTGGAGCACAAGGAGTCGATCTTCTGGTGTGCCCCGGAGGGAGTGTTCCGCTCAGACGGGGTTATCCTCGACGACCTCTCGAAAAAGGGTGGGATGCTCCGCTACTGGCTCGACCTCGTGTCGGGTGCGACCTCGACTTGGACGTTCGCGGCTGGGATTATCCGCGATCAGCTTGTTATCTGCGTCATGGACGGAACGACCTTCAAGGACTGTTTTGTCATCGACCTTCAGTCCTACGTCTGGATACGTCACTCGAACGTGGATGCGATTGCCTTCTGGACGGGGCAGCAAGAGAAGGCGGACGAGCTCTACTGGGGACGCCGGGGCGCGGCTCGCGTCTGCACGCTCGATTCGATCTTCGCCAAGGTTGGTGACTTGACGTACAAGGCCGATGGCGACGGTGATGCTGTGCTTCCGGTGCTGGAGACGCCGTTCTACGAGTTCGGGCGTCCGGGCCTCAAGCGCGTCAAGTCCTGCTACGTCGGCTACGAGCTGACTGACTACGCGACCGACAACCCGACTGCTTCGGTCGGCTACGTCCTGACTCCCGAGGAGACCTTGTACACGACTCTCTCGGCCGGGCTCGACGAGCAGACGACTTATCGGCGCGAGCGTTTCACCATCGGGCGTCAGGCTCCGGGCATCGCGCTCAAGTTCGCGCGCTCAGGAGCCGGTGACTTCCTGCTTTACGACCTCGGCTACGACCAGCATCCGCTCGAGCCTTCGAGGCTGGCTCAGTGAGCCAGTTCATGCCGGAAACCCAGTCGCAGGAGCGTCAGTCCTCGAAGGGGCCAGAGGCGTACCTTTCTTCGGAGGAGCGAAAGGCACTTCAGCGCTCACTCTCGTTTCCCGAGGACCTGCCACCCAAGTTCAAGTCCTGGCTGATCGACTTCATCGCGGTCAATATCCCGCAGATTCCGATTTCTCAGATTGTCGGCTTCTCGCAGTTCACGGCTACACCTTCTTTCATTGCGCCAAATGAAGCGACGATGTCACAGACTTACGTCGATCTTGCGACGCTCGGCCCGCAGATCAGTGGTCTGGCGGACGGGAAGTACCTTTTTCTGCTCGCGGCTCAGGTCGTGAAGGGAGTCGTCAATGATGGAGGCATGGCCTCTCTCTCATGCAACGGCTCCACTCCGGTCGACGCGGATTCTCTGATCCTCTCGGACACGAGCGCGGTGGCGCAGAACACAACTGTCTCTCGCGCGGTACAGAAGACCTTGGCCGGCGGTGGCAACAACGTCGTGACGATGAAGTATCGCACGATTAACGCTAGCTCGATCTCGTTCGCGAACCGCTCTCTCATCGCACTCCGCTACGGCAACTAGGAGCACGCATGTCAATCTATGACGAACTTGTGGCAGCGGAAAAGGCGCGGCAGGCATCCAGTCAGGGTGGCGGCGCAGTGCAGCCGCAGGTCACGTACACACCTGACGGCATTCCCCGTCAGCCTGGCTACCTGAACCCGAACAACCTGTATGACACCGGGCGCCCCGGAGAGATGAACGCGGAGAAAAACAATGGGCAGGGAGGGAAGCTTCCGGGCTGGAACTACGACACGGGTGCCCCCATGCCCGGTACGCAGCTTGGTGCCGACGGCATGTATAGCTTTGGAGGTGGCGGCGGTGGTGGCGGTGCCGGGGGACTCGCTGGCTCACCGTACTACCAGCAGGTGCTCGCGGCTGTCAACGCGGCCTCGACCGGAGATGCAGCCGCTCGTCGCTCCGCGATCCAACAGGCGCTCATCGGCTTCGGCCTGGTTCCCGAGGGCTTTGCCGACAAGTACGGTGATGTCGATGCGCTCACGCGCTCACTCGCCGAGAAGAACACGACTTCCGGCATCTCGACTCGTGCTCGTCTGCTCCAGGCTCGCTCGGACGCAATCCGCCAGTTCTCTCGCTCCCTGTCAGCGCGTGGCCTTCGGCGCTCGGGAGCGAAGGGCTACGGGCTCAGGCGGCGGCAACTCGAGTTCGATCAGGGCTACTCGGACGCGCTCGGAAAACTCCTCGGCTACACGGGCGGTCTCTACTCGCAGTTCGCGGGGAACGAGTATCAGCGGCAACTCTCGCTCGCGAACGCGCTTGCCTATGCCTCTCAGAATCTCGGGAACTTTGCGCCTAGCGGCGGGGGTGGCG